AGACATGACCGCGGAACTGCTGGCGTTTGCTGGTGAGTCCTGTCTTTATGTTCGTGGCTCGTCTTCAGCAACTCTCACACTACGCCGAAGCCAGCAGCGACCGCAGTATATTGACAGTAACAACGGATCAATTCTGGAGGTGCGGCCGATTGATTTTATCGGCCTCGCTTCCAGCTTTCCGCACGAAGAGCCACGGGCTGGGGACCGCATTAAATGCGCTGGCCGATGGTTCGAAGTTGCGCCGATGATGGGCGAAAAAGTTTGGCGGCAGATTACACCAACGATGCTTAGGATTCACACGAAAGAAATTTGACCCGTGCCAACCGTCAGCCCGTCCACGGAAGCCTGCGAAGCAATCCGCGACCGCATCAACAGCGGCAGTGGGTACGTTCTCGACGTGCAGGCGGAGGTGGTCGAACTGCTGATCGAAGACCTCGCCGAACTTCGTAGCCTGCGCGTGGATGTTGTGCCGGAATTAGAAGAGCAGCTTGCAGACATTATCGACGAATCTGACTGGACCAGCCATCAGATTCGCGTTTGGATTCGCCAGAAGCTGCAGACGACAGAGCAAAATGAAATTGATCGCCTCAAGCAAATTCGCAGGCAGATTGTTCTGCGGTTGCTGAATTATGCCACTGCAGACAGGCGCGTGGTCGTGTGGGAGGTGGATAATCAGAGCGACAACCGCTTTGACCGCACAGCACTGCAACAGGACCGCGCGTTTGTGTCGTCGATTATTCTGCGGGTTGAGGTGGCACCATGAAAACGAGCATCACGGTGAGCGGCATTGCGGAGGTAGAGGCGGCACTGACAGACCTGCGCGCAATCGGCTCAAAGTCGGTAGCGTATGCCGTAGTTGCGGCAGGCATGGGGGTGATCGCAGATCAGATGCGGCAAGACCTGAAACCACAGGTTGAGCATGTAGGCCGCGAAGTCGGAATGCGGTTCGTCCGGAATGGAAATCGGCGGGTTATCGGTGGCAAGGTGGGCGTCGGTGTCGGTAAGCGCACGCAGTCGGCAGTAGTTGGGCGGCGCACGGGCGGAGTCGGCATTTCAGCAGCAAATTTCCATTGGTGGGTGTTGGGTTCGTTTCGCAGTGGTGAGCGATTTGCTCAACGACGGCGAGGCGGCGGATTGCGGTCTGGGTCTCGGCCACAAAGCCGCGGCATACTGGCACCGCAGCAGCCTGACTTTGCCAAACAGGCACAAATGAAATCACAGCAGCGGGCGAAGGCGGCTATGCAGGCGGCTTTCAATCGCGCAATCACAAAGTTCGCAAAACGCCACGCATAGGAGCACAGGAAATGGCTAAACTGAAAGTTAAAGGCACGATTATCAAGCAAACAATTGCCACCGTCTTGACGGCCGTGGCGCAGATCACTGAATTCAGCCATGACGGGGCAGAGTCCGAGACTTACGACGCCACTACCATTGACACAAGCGGCGCCGGGAAGGAGTACAGTCAGACTGGGTACACCGAAGGCGGCAACTTTAACTTCACGATCTTTTACGACGTGGATCTTGCTGGCCATCAGGCAATCACAGACCTGTTGACCACTCCGGCTGACTGCGTGTGGTCTATCACGTTCACTGACGCAACGCCAGCAAGCAGCACGTTTACGAGTGCGGGGGTTTCGTTCGGGTTTACTGGCGCCATGAATGACGGCCTTAAGGCTGATGTTGGGCTGAAACTCACTGGCCTCATGGGCTACACCACATGAAGATTAGGTTGATCCGAAACGACCTGGCGGCGCCTCCGGGAACAGTGCACGACGGCCTCGAAAAACGAGCTGGCGGTGTGCTGTTCTGGCGTCCGGGCACCATCATCGAAGTTAAGGCACGGCAAGCACAGTTGCTGGTCGGCAATGGTGATGCGGAGCCTGCAGACGACGAAGCAGAAACGGCCGTCGGCAATTGGCGGCAGAATCGAGAACGTGTCCTGCTGGCGCGGGAGATGCTGGCAAGAGGGATTGAGCCACAAGACCGGGAGGCATTTCGCAGGGGCGAAATGATTGGTTACGACGAGGCAGGCGCCTGGATTCCAGGGCCAAACGCAAAGGGGGCGAGTGATGAGACAAGTGATTCCGCGTGAGGCGTTTTTGACGCAGGGCAATGACGCGATTCGCGAGGACGTGCCATTGCGAGAATTCGGCGATGGCGTTGTGATTCCTGTGTGGGGCATGACGGCAAACGAGCGAACGAAGTTTGAGCGGCAGTTTACCACCAAAGAGGGCAAAAGCATCGAGGCTCGTGTGCTGGAGTTTCGGCAGCGGTTGGTTTTGGCCTGTTGCAAAGACGACGCCGGACAGCCGATTTTCACGCCGGATGACGTCGAGGCTTTGGGCAAAAAGCAGGCGGCAATTCTTGAGCGGATCGTGAATGTCTGCCAACGTCTCAGCGGGTTCACACAGGCGGACATAGACGCCACGGTGGGAAACTAAAGGACGACGCCGAGAGGCGTCTGGCGTGGCGTGTGGCAATGGTGGCAGGCATCCCGTCTGCCGATTGGTTGCTGGACTTGCTGACGCCGCAGCAGTGGCACGAGATTCAGGCGCTGGATTGTGTGGAGCCGATAGGCTGGCGAGGTGCCGAAATGATCTTGGCAAGAATTGGTGAACTGCTGGCAGCGTTTGTTGGCTCGGAAATGCGGGCGGCAGATTTTGCGCCTTGGCTACCGCGGCCAGAAGCGAAACCGCTGACAGTTGACCAGAGCCGCACGGCAATCCTCGGGCACATTCACAAGTTGATTGGGGGCACGTGATGGCCAGCATGGGCAGCCTTGTCGTTGATCTGCAGGCGAACACGCAGCAGTTTACTTCGGCCATTGCACGCAGTCAGCAGGCGATGGCACAGTTTGGCGCGGGGGCCAACAAGGCCGCGGAAGCCGCCCATGCTCTCGACGTGCTGACGGTTGGTCGCGACACAGTTCAGCAATTGCAAGAGGCAGCGGTGAAGATGACCGACCTGCAAACCGCCACACAAATGGCGGCAGAGCAGGCCCGCAGATTTGAGCAGTTGACACATCAGGCATCCGCAGCAACCACCGTGGCCTCAACGGGGTTGCTGGCGTTGACGAAAAACGCGGCAACGGTAGCCAAAGGGACCGCTGTTGTTTCGCATCAAATGCACGCCGTCGTGATTGCTGCAATCGCACTTCGCCGAACGCTGGAATCACTGGCGTGGGCATTTGGGGTTATCGCAGACGGCATTCGCGTGTTGCTGGCACCGTTTCGCCTTCTGGCCCGGAGCATCGGCATCGTCTTAATGCCGTTTCGTGTGCTGGGGTCGGCGTTTATGGTGTTCGCTCGGGCCGTGGGAATGGTGCTCGGGCCGATCATCAGCCTCGGCAGCGGCGTATTCATGCTGTGGACGTATTTCAAGGCGTTTCAGTTGCAGATTAAGCTGACGCAAGCAATTCTCGGAATGCTTCCGCCCAAAGTCAAAGCCGTGGCGGCTGTGCTGTTTGGCATCGGCATTGCCGCACGCACTGGGCAAATGGCCCTGCGACTGCTGGGCACTGCGGGCCGATGGGTCTCCGCTGCGTTTTCGATGATGTTGGCGCCGGTGAGGGCACTGCTTAGCCCGCTGAAGACCTTGGAGGCAGTCGCGAAAAAGACCGCCTCGGCGTTAAAAAACTTTGTGTCATCAGCGATGACGCCCCTTAAGCTGGCGTTTTCCGGGCTGGGTGTCGTTGCAGCAGTTGGCGGCATGCTGAAGCTGGCGGCAGACGCCGAAACACTACAGATGCGAATGCGTGTTTTGACAAAAGACGCGGCGGTGGCGGCAAAGCTGGTGGAAGACCTTAATGCCTTCGCCTTGACGGTGCCGTTTGATAAGATGGACATTCGTAGTGCTGCTACGCAATTGCTTGCCGTGCAAACGCCGGTCGGCGAGTTGATCGGGGATATGCAGGTGCTGGCGAATTTGGCCGCAGGGTCTGGGCAGTCAATTACGGAACTGACGGACATTTTTGCCACGTTCCGAAGCCAGGGCACAATCGCAATGCAGGACGTCCTGCAATTGCAGCGGCGGGGCATCAATGTCGTCCCTGAGCTGACGGCCAAGTTTGGCGACTTATCGAAGGCAATGGAAAACGGCCGCGTTACGTTTTATGACATCCGCGAAGCCTTGTATGCAGTCGCCACTGCAGGCGGCGCGTTTGCGGGCATGACGGACGAGCTAAGCAAGGGGCTTGCCGGGCAGTTTGCACAACTCAAAAACAACATCCTGATTGCAGCCACAGCGATCGGCGAGCAAATGCGGCCGATGGTTACGGCGCTGTTGAGTGAGCTTAACGGCGTTATTCAAGCGTTCATGGGCATTGGCGACAAAGTTGCATTCGTCAAAGATCTGCTGGTTGCTGCGGTGGATGTTGCGACGGAAGCCATTAAAGCCAAGTGGCAGGTCATGCTGGGCGAAATGCTGTCTGCGACGGCAAAAGTCGGCGGCGAAATCGGGCAGTTGCTTAATCCGGCAACCGCTGGGGCAGCAGCCAGCCGCCTGCTCGGGCAGATGTTTGGCGGTGTGGGAGCAAATCCGCGACCTGCAGGGCTGCTGGAGGCAGAGCAGCGACTGGGCGCGTTGATTGGGCAGTTAAAGCCGAAACCCGCAGCCCCAGCCGCAGAGCCAAAACTGCCGCCACCACCTCCGGGAGCAGGCCAAAAGGCAGCCGCTGGACTGGGCGAATTCTTCGCAAACCTCAAGGGCGACGCAGCCCCTGT